GGGGCACTGCCGTCGTAGTTGCACTGCACGTACCCGATGTCGCTGGGGAAGACGGGGTCGTAACCAGTGAGCGTTCGGTCGTAGAACACCAGTGCTTTGCCGGCGGTGAAGGGGCTGGGCATCACCGCCATCCGGGTGTTGAGCGCGGAGGCGGTGGCGACGATCGTGGTCGCGAGCGGAGCCCCTCCCGCGAGGGTGGTCGAGTAAGCACCGGCTCCGTTGTAGACCGCGAGGGCGTAACCGGTGGCCCCGTTGTAGACGACGGTCACGGACACCGCGAGCAGAGTGGTCGCGTGGATGTTGGCGAAGAGCACGGAGTTGCCGTCGGTGCCGTCAACGATGTCGAGCTCGAGATCTTGGAGGAGGTCGGCGAACGCGAGAGCGATCACGTCGCTCTGATCGTCGTACCAGGCGTCGAACGGGATTGCCCCGTCAGTGCCCGCGTTCACGTAGACCGAGCTCGTGACGCTCACGGCGGCGGTGATTGCCTGAGGCACGAGCAGCCCGACTCCGATGTCGATGTGCCGCTCCCAGATATCGGACTGAACAGCGACCGAGTCGTAGCTGGAGTAGTAGATGTAGAACCTGCTCGCGGTGCCGACGTTGCGCACGAGCACGCGCGGGTTCCAGAAGTGCAGGGTCGAGGTCCCGGCGGCCAGCTGCCCTTCGACCAGAACGGAGCGCGTCTTGCCGTCCACGACCTGATAGCGCAGCTCGGCGAGGCCGGAAGAGGCGCCGGCGGTGTCCTGGCGCCAGACCCAGCACTCGAGCGCTGACGGGGTCGCGACCGCGGCGTCCAGCTGCGACATGTCGACGGAGCGCGCGGCAACATCGGTGAAGTCGATTCGCGCGCGCTCCAGGCGTCGATCCACCCCGACCGCGTCGATCCCGTCGCGCGAGATCAGCTGGTCCTGAGCGAGCGAGTAGAAAGCTCCCCCGGTCTCGAGCAACACCTCGGCGCCGAGGGTGTGCAGCTGGTTGATGTTCAGGAGGTCGGGCGCGAGGGTGCCCGTGTTCGCGGTCACGGCGGAGTAGCCGGGTCTTTGACGCAGCGAGTCAACCCGGTCGGTCTCGAGGTTCTCGACCCGAGTGAACTTCGAGGGGATGACGGTTTTCGGATCGCGCCCGGTGTCGACGCCGCGGTTGAATTTGATGTCGACGACCTTCTTGGTCAGAGCCATTTTCAAAAGATCCAGAGCTTGATGTTGACGTTCGTGCCGGCGGCGCGAAGGCGGATGAACTTGGTCCGGTCGGGGTTGCCGGTCGGGCCGTCCGCGGTGGCATCCTCCCAGATCGTGGCGTTCTGGTCACGCCCGGTGAGAATCGCGCCCCTGTAGGCTCTGCCGAGCTTGTGGGGGATGTTGCGGAAGGCGGCGGTGAGCAGAATCGGGATCTCGGTACCCTGGGCGTCGGCGTAGGTCTCGACCAGGCGCCCGTCGAGCAGCGGGTGCTTGAGCAAGCTGTTCAGGAACGGCAGGTAGCTGTCCTGGATGCGGTTGAGCTCGTCGCTCTTGGTCTGGACGCGCTTGATGGAGGGCATAGAGCCTCAGATGTAATCGGACGGCTTGTCCTGGCCAACCGATTCGATGTCGACGACCGAGTGAGGTTGATCTGCGTTCCGGCGCTGCGCGATCTCTGCGAGCTCGAACTCCATCTTGTCCAACATCGCCTGGAGGGTGCGGGTGTCGCTCTCTTCTTTGGCCAGCATCTGGATCGCCGCGTAGATGACGATGAACCGCTCCCAACCGTTCGGGAAGTTGACCGAGTCGCCTGCATTCACGAGGAGGGTTGCGGAGGGGGCGTAGCGCAGGCGTGCGGCGTAGACCGCGTCCGGCGCCGGCAGCAGACGGATCACGCCGGTCGCCATGCCCACGAGGCGGTAGCGGGGCTTCGTGCCAAGCCCGGAAGCGGTCTGGTTTTCATTCAGACCCGTCTCGGTTCGGCTGTAGGGGAGGAGGTTGAACTTCATCCCGGAGATCGCCAAGTCGATACCGTAGAACGCGAGCATGTCCGTAGGGAGCGCGTAGTCCGTGGTTCCCGCGACCGTGCTGAAGGAGGAGACCGCCTCGATGAAGCTCTCGCCGTAGGCCTTGACGAGCAGCTCCTGGAGCTTCTGGGCGCCTTCGTTGATGAATGCGTCGATGCCCGTCGCCGAGTCCTCAATGAACCCGGCGACCGGCATGTCGGCCCGTTGCCGGGCACGCGCGCGCAGCGTGGTGAGAGTCACCGCCGCCATGTTGGCTTACCGGGGACGAGCGCTGTTCGAGAGGAAGATCGCGAAGGTGAGCTTCTCGTCGGTGGTCAGGTCGGTGAGGGTTCCGCCTTTGAACACTGCGATGCTGATCAGCTTCGTGGTCGCGACGGTCTCGGCGACGACCTGCACTTCCCAGTCATCCACGGTGCCCGGGTCGATGACCCCGAAGCTCGCGTGGAGGAAGGTGTTGTACTTGTCCTCGAGGACGATGTTGTAGAGCCCCGTGCCCGTCTGGTCAACGAGCGAGACGCCCGGCGCCGCGAGCGCGGTCAGGTCGGCCGCGGCGGCACCGGTGCCCTTGCCGAGGATCAGGATCGGGTCCGGGATGAAGTGGGCGATCTGCTTCTTGAGATTGCGTGCGGCCATGATGATTATCTCCTTCTCGCCCAGCTGGAGTGCCGGAACGTCCTACAGGGCGACCCGCCCGGTCTGTGAGGGGCCGGGTCGCCGACCTGCCTTACGCGGGCAGGGTCTCGTTGACGTTGTGGCCAGGCGCGTCGCACGCCAGCTGCGCGTAGTAAGCCATCCGACCCTCGAAGGAGTCGGCCGCCGCGTCGCGCAGGAGCTTCTGGTCATCAGCCTCGATGACCATCGGCGCCTTCTCGAGCGAGTGGAACTTCCAGCTCTTCATGGTGAGGGTGAAGCCTCGGCCCTGAGGGCAGTTCCGGTCGCTGTAGATGCGAACGACACCCTTGGGTCCGCGAACCTTGATGGCCTCGAAGCCGATCGTCCCGACCTCCATGTACTCGGTCTCGACCTTGGTGCCGAGCGCCAGGAGGATGTTCTTGTAGTCGATCGGGTTCCGCATGATGTGGCTGGGGCGCGCGCCCGGCTCACGGTCGAGGCGGGTCAGCATGGTGGCCAGCCCTTCCTCGGGGTTCAGCGCCGACACGTCGATCCGAAGACCGGCGAGCGCGACGGGGTCCGGCGAACGGTCCACGCCGAAGTGCGAGTCGCCGCCTCCGACCGCCGGGGCGGTGGTGGGCAGCCAGCCCAGGAGGCCGGTCGGGAGGATCGTGGACCCGCCGTTCGCCGCGTCGCCTTCTGCGAACACGCAGTCGGTCGCGCCGACCGCGGCGTCGATGGCCGCCGAGACGGTCACCAGACCCGTGTCGCGGTTGATCGCCGAGATGGTGCGAGCTCCACCGGCGCGGAGAGCCGCGACGCGGGTGGCCGCGAACACGACCTTCATGCCGACCTGGAAGTTGACGATGTCGCCGATGTTGGCGAGCTGGAAGGTCGTCCCAGTGCCGGGGTCAGCCGAGAGGGTGCCTCGGATACCGGCCGCGTCGCCGTAGAGCACCATCGCGAGGTTGTTCGTCAGCGCGTTGAGCGCCGAGCTGATCTCGGTGTCGAGCGAGCGGACGAGCGCGCCCTTGTCCCGCTTCGCGGCGAGCAGCATCTCGTGCTCGATGCCCCAGAGCGCATAGTCGTGCCCACGGGTCAGGAGGAACCGGACGCCCTGGTGGGGGGCCTTGTTCGCCTGAGCGGTCGCGAAGGTCGCCGACCGGCCGTTCACGTCGGTGTAGCGCAGCGCGACGTACATGTTCTCGCCGTAGAAGTCCTCAGCCTTCGGGACCATCGCGAGAAACGGGTTGTCGTCGTAGACCGCAGCTTCGATGCGGTCCTGCGGCCAGAGGGTCTTGAGAATGTACGGGGTATTCGCAACGGAAGTAGCAGCCATCGTAGTTCCTTCCGAGGCTCAGCCTCGGCTACTGCGCAGAGATCGCCTCGATCGCGGCCGCCACATACTCGGCATCGGTCTTCGGCTTTTTGGGAGCGGCGGAGGCGGGCGCTGGGCCTGCTCCGACGTTGTTGGTGAGTGTTTTCGGCGCCTGCTTACTCACGGCTCCATCTGCGGGAACTGCTGACTTGGCTGGGACAGTAGATGCACCTTTGAACGATGTCAACACCGACTCCCACCGCTTGGACTCTTTGGAGAGCTCCTGCTCGACGGCCTCGAGCGCGAGCTCGATGGACTCATCGAGGGTTTCACCGGGCAACTCCCCGAACTTGCTGAAATACTGCTCGATGTAGCGAATGGCCTTGCCCTCTTCGCCCATCTTCGCGACCAGCTTGAATTTCTCCGGGTCGGCACCGGTGCGGGCCTTGGCGGCGCTCAGCACGCTGGCCTTGGTCTCGGCCTCCTTCCGGCTCGAGATCTCCTGCTCGAGGGCGGCCAGGCGCGCGTCGCGCGGATCGACCTCGGGCTCTTCCTTCTCGGCCTTCAGGCTGCCGCTGGCGAGCACCTGCTCGGCGGCCTTCGACCACGGGATGCCCGCGGCGGCGAGCAGTGCCATCGCGTCGCCGTTCTTCTTGGCGTCGGCGAGCGCGCGGTATTGCTTGAGCTCCTCGCGCTCCGCGCGGAGGGCGGCCTTGTCGCGTGCGAGGTCCTCGTACCCTTTGGCGACCTTGTCGACGGGCTTGGCGGCCTCCGGCTCCTTCGCCGGCTCGGCAGCGGGCGTCTCGCCGTCCTTGGCCTCTGCTGCGCTGACTTCCGCTTCCAGTGGTTGCGCCACGGTGACGCCCGCTGCCGGGGCGGCGGGAGCTTCGGAGGGGGTTTCTGCGACTGCGAGAGCTGCTGCGACGTAATCAGTGGTCATGGGTCATCCTGGCAACATCGGGGGGATATCTGGCTGAAGTGGAACGTTGACGTTCTGGGTCATGTCGCCCATCGGGCCGCCGGGGCCTGGGGGAGCTGCTCCACCGCCTTCGCCCGCCGGCATCTCGCCTGGCATGGGAAGTGCGGTCGGGTCCATCGGGGGCATGATGGGGGCCTTGGCTGCGATGGACTTGGCGGCGGCTGCGTCGATCAACGCGCTGAGGTTGTCGAGCGCTTCCTCGCTGGCCTCGTGATTGCGCGCGAACAGGTACATCGCGGTCCCGCGCTCGACCAGCACGTCGAGGTTCGTGTACTTGTCCGGCATCTCGACCTCTTCGCCGTTGATCGCCCGCTCGATGAGCGCGTCGACATCGTCACGGGAGGCGTTGCCGAGGTTCATCTCGGCCTCGAGATCGGGGAAGTCCAGCAGCTTCAGCGCCGTGGGCTTGTCGATCGTCCCGTCGGCCTCGAGCTCCTTGACGGCCTGGCGCCGCGCGCTCGGGGTCTGGGGGAGGCTGGAGACCGGGAACATCTTGAGCGAGTAGGTGCCGGGCTCGTGCTTCACGTCCGACCATTTGATGGTCTCCATGAAGTTCTTGTGCTCGTACTTCGTGACGTAGTCCGCGCTCCCGAACTCGCGCACGAAGTCCAACATCGCCTCGGCGAGGTCGACGTGGAAGTTGTCCCAGCGCTGGTGCTGCTTCGCGAAGCGCTCGGACTCGATCTCTTCCCACTCTCGGATGGCCACGCCGGCGTCGAGGCCCGAGGGTTTCTTCGCGCTGACCGACATCTCCGAGACGCCGATGATCTGGAACGCCTTCTCGTACAGGCGGTCCAGCTGCATGAACTCTTCCTGGGCGACCGCGTTCTGGTTGTCGACCGTCGGGGCGACGCTCCCGTTGTAGTAGACGATGTCCGCGATGGCGTTCGTCATGTGCTCGGGCGGGACCTTGGCCGCGAGCGGCATGAACGTGCGCCCCCGGCCCTTGCGTCGGAGCTGCTCGCTGATCGACCGCACCAGGCGGTTGATCTCCAGCTGCACGCCGGTGAGCATCTCAGCGACGCCTTGGCCCCAGAAGCCCAGGAGACGAGGCTTGAAATTGAAGAACACGAACGGGAAGCGCTGGAGCGTCCACTTCTCGCAGTGGATCTCGGTGCCGTCCTCGAGCGCGATGGCGTGCTTGCCGTCCTCAGCGCCCTTGCTGGAGGGCAGGTGCCACGCCTCCCAGACCTGGATCATGTCGCCGAAGCCGCCTTGCTCCACGCCGTTCGGGGGCTTGCAGGCGCGGATTTTGTCGGCCATCTCGGGGAAGTCAGCGACCAGCTTCTCGCGGTGGCAGAGCTTGCCCTGGAACATCTGGCGGGGCGCTCCGTAGCGGGCGTCGGCCTCGTCCACGTAGCACTCGTCGAGCCAGACGCGCTCGATGTTGACCTTGTCGTCCTCGTCCATGATCAGCTTGTAGCCGCCGGCGCCAAAGACGCAGGCATCGATGAAGATCAGGTCGTCCTTGGCGTACACTTTCGCGTGCGCGAACGCGCCGTCCACGAACCGGCCCAGGCGCTTGCCTTTCTGCTGCTGGGACCACTTCGCGCCGTCGGTCATCACGGCGGCACGGGGGCGGTGCTTCGAGATTTTGGATGCGAGCGTGTCGACGGCCGCCTCGGTGACGTTGAAGGCGATCTTCGCGCTGGCGATCACCGATCCGCGCATGTACTCGCGCGCGCCGAAGCCGGACATGTCGAAGTTGCCGTACATCCGAGCGTGGAGCAGGTTCAGGTTGCGCCGGGTGCTCTGATCATGCACCAGCGCCTCGGCGGCGGCGACCAGGGACTGCCCGCGGTACTCGGCGGTCGCCTCCTTCCACCAGTACCCCGCTTTCCCCATCTCGGCGACGGGATCGACCTTGCCCTTCTTGCGTTTCTTGCCTTTGGGGCTCTTGTCGGACTCGAAGTCGGTGTAATCGGTCATTTTTTCCAGTCCGCCTCGAAGGTTGTCCCCAGCAGCTCGAGCTGCTCGCGCCGGGTCATTCCTGAGGAGCCTCGCTCGTCGAGGTGCTTCTCGTCAACCGGGTCGGCCTTGACATCGGCCGCCGGGGCGGCGAAGGCCTCGGGCGAGAGGGTGAGCTCGAGGCCATCCGGCAGGCGCAGATGGATGATCTTGTGCTCTTTCATCATTTTGATGGCGTCAGCTGGCTTCATCGTCGTCCAGGAAAGAGGCAGCTGGGACATCTAGTCGCGACATCCAGTCATCGCCATCCTTCCGGCGCCTGGACTCGAGCTTCTGGATCATCTTGGCCTCCTCTTGCTTGAAAAAAGCTGCGCTGCCCTTCACGACGGGGGCGACATCTTCCCGGTGGAGGAAGTGAATCGCTCCCCGGAAGGCGTACAGCCCGGCATCGCAGCAGTGATTGGCGAACCGGGGGTCCTCGGTCGGCGCCTTCTCGGGTTTGTCGTCGTCCGGCTCCGCCGCCTTCGGCAGCTCGGCCATCTCGAGGGCGTAGGGGCTGCCGTGTTGCAGCTTCACGAACCCGGTGCGCAGCTCGTCGTTCAAAAACCGCACGTGATCGTACTTGTCGCGCTTCTGAGCGGCTTCGAACGAGTACGGGTAGCGCTTCTGGAACTCCTCGACGAACATCTTGCCGCCGCCGCCCGTGTCCGCGACCATCTTGACGATGTTGAACTTGCGCTTCTCGAGCCCTTTGATCTGCGCGGCCACCTCGTCGATGCCTGCGCCTGGTTTCTTCCAGCTGAAGGCCTCGTAGAGCTCAGGATATCGGGGGTTGAACCCCCACACGACCAGCGCCATGTCGTCTCGGAAGCCCAAGTCCCACCCGAGGGTGTGCATCCAGCCCGGCCCCCACGGCTGGATGGTGTTCGGGTCGGGGTTGAACGTGTTGCGGATGGGGTCGAAGGTGTAGAACAGCGCGTCGAAGTCGTTGACCCACCGGCCGAGGTACTCGCGGAGGTAGGTGGGGTTGTCGTCTTCCCACCGGCGCTTCAGCTTCCTAGCCTCCAGCCACCGGCGCCAGTGCCCCTTGCCCTCGGGGAAGGGGTTGTCGAGCAGGCTCCACCGGTGGCAGCTCCAGCCCGAGCCCACGTCGAGGCCTTGCACCTGGCGCCCGGGGCTGATCCACCGGCTGGCGGTGTCGTTTCCGCCTGAGATCGAGTACCAGTGCCCCGCGCACACGGGTCCGGGGGTGCCCTCGAGGTAGAACGTGCCGTTGAGGTCGGCGAGACACGGCCCGGCAATGTCTTCGACGATCGTCTCGAGGTACGGGCCGAA